ATCAGGTCCATGTTGCCGTTCTTGTAGAACTGGGACTTGTTTCCCTTGTAGAGGCCAAGCATGTGCAGCGCGTTGTTTTGCGCGCCGTTCTTGAACAGTCCCGACCCGAGCGTGTTCGGCAAGGCGTTCATCGCCATCGCGTTCAGCCAGGTGCCGGATTTCGTATTCATGATGCCGCCCTGCATCATGGTCGCGATCAGCATCATCACGTCGCTGGAATTGGCGCCGGCTGCATGCAAGGCAGGCAGCGCGTAGCTGGCGGCGCGCGCGATCTGGCTCAGCGACGCGTGCGACGTGAGCGAAGCCTGCACCATCGATTCAAACAACGGCGCAGCCTTGTCCTTCGAATACGCGCCCGCTTGATGTGCGAGCCCTACAAAGGCCTGCACGGCTTCGGGCAGCGGTACACCCTTCAGTTTCGCTTCAAGGGCAGCATACGGCATCACCGTATCCATCATTTCACCCTGCTTTGCGGCAGGCAGCGTGCGCAACAGCCGTGAGCCTTCCAGCATCGCTTCGGCAAACGGTGCGATCCGGCCGCCGCTGGCGTAGGCGTATTTGCTGGCGTACTCCATCTCGCGCTTGCGCAGGTCGGCCATGCCGGAGGCCCAGTCCGCAGGGTTGAGTTGCGAGGTCGCCACCGCAGAAGCGTTCGTATCGTCAAGCCGCGCGTTCTCGTACACGCCGCCCAAGATCGTCAACGCCGCCGCGCCGGCAGCAGCCTTCCCGGTTCTATTGTTGCGCGACGATCTGGACGATCCGCTACCCCCGCTACCCCCACCACCACCGCCCCCGGTCGGCAGCATGCCGGCGCCTTCGGTGCGCGCCGCGGCGAGATTGCGCGCAAGGTCCGCGCTCGATGCGGCCATGGTATCCAGCACGTAGCTGGCGCGCGTCAATCCGGCGCTGCTGTCGCCCAGTGCGGTCGATGCCTCAGCGGCCTTCCCGAGACTGCCGGAAAGCGACAGGCCAGCCCGGCTCATGCGGCGCACGTTTTCCGCGAAGTCGAGCATCAGCGCATTCGCCTTCATCAGCGAATCGATGATGCGCAGCAGCGGCGGGGTAACGCCGTCTTCCAGCGTCGCCGCAACACCGATCGCGTAGGCTTCTATCATTCTTTCCCCGTCAATGTTCGTTCGATCGTTCGTCCGACCGTGTTCAGCACGGTCTCAATGTTGCGGTACAGCGCCACCGCCAGCACCGGGCGTGGCGGGATGCCCTTCGACGTGCCAAGTTCCTGATACACCATGATTTCAGAGGTCGATCCGACCACGAAGGACCGGAAATCCGACTTGTGCTCGATGCTGCCGTACAGTTCGCCGGTTCGAAGCAGAGGATCGTTCTCGGTGAATCCCTGCTGCAAGCGGTCCGCCTTCGTCGCCGGCTTCAGCTCTTCCCACGACGAAAACGGCCCGGTATCTTCGCGCTGGTAATGGCCTATTTCGTCCTTTGCGGCGGCTTCGACCACCAAGGCCGACGTCTCCATGGCAACTTCCAGCGTGAGCGGCAAGCGTTCGGACAGGCGCTCCAATGCCTTCGCCAGCGCGCCGAACGATTGATACTTTTTCATGGGGATTAATCCGGTTTCGACCAGCGCATCTCGGCCCAGTTGAAATGGCCGCCATCGATCTCGCCGGCCGCGATGCAATAGCCGAGCAATTCAGCGGGAGAGAGTGAGATCGCCACCTCCCACGGGACACCGGATTTCGTCAGGCGCAAGACCTGGCGCAGCCCGGCATCCGACGCTATTTTTTTGCGGCGGCTACCTCGTTCTTTTTCTGGAAGTGCTCGGCAATGCCGCTTTGCACGGCGGTCAGGCCAGCCTCATCAAGACGGCCAATCAGCGCCTCCAACTGCAGCTTCGTGGTCGGCTGCGGCACCGGGTCGCCGTCGATCGACACCACGTAGAGCAACGGGATGCACATGCCCAGGTAGATGCGGTTCTCGGCAGCCTCGCCGATCGCCTCGACCAGCCGGTATTGCGCCAAGACGTGCGGTTTCTTGATGCCGATCGCCTTGCTGTTTGCATCGGTCACCACTACCGAGCCATCGCCCGATTCCTGCTTGACTTCGATTTTTGCCATCGCGGTCACCTTACAGTTTCACGCGAGTGGAAGCCATGAACGACACGCGTTGCACGACATTCTTCTCGGATTCATAGTCGCCCGAGTCTTCCAGGTACAGCACGACGCCCTGAAACTGAAAGGTCGATGGCGGCCCGCTGATTTCTTCGATGGTCTGCTGGATCGTGCCGGCCGGGAGATTGGCGCCGGCGTAATACGATTTCTCGATGAAGTTGAAATAATCGTCCAGCGTGGAATCGGCGCGCGAGACTTCGAACGATCCTTCCCATCCGCCCTCTTGGAAGTTCAAATGGATCGGCATGCCGTTGAGCGGCTTGACGGTCATTTTCTGGTTCAGTTTCTTCGCCGTGAATTTCAGCAGCGTGGGAAACGACAGCGTGCCGGTCGAGGTAAAAAAGTCGAACCGCGCGTCTTTGCCGATTGATAGTCCAGCTTGTGGCATGACTTACTCCAAATAAAAAAGCCGCCTCAATGGGCGGCGTTGGTTGCGATCGGAAGGATTAGACGGGGTTGACGGTGACGGATTGGCCGCCCTCGATCGAGACAAGGAAGTAACGGACAATGGAAAGGTAAGTCACCTTGACCGTCGCCTGCATATAGCCGAGAGACACCTGCGAGAACGGGTTATTGCTGGCGTCGATCTGCACCGACCAGCCCGGATCCGTAGGTGCGTTGACGTTGCCGATCATGCCGACCCGCTGCAGGTTGGAAAAGAACGCATCCATCGCGCCCTTGACGCTGCGCCGCAGATCAATCGTCTGCACTTTGCCCGGCACGTAGCCGAACGCCGAAGCCATCGTGAAGGCAATGTAATTCGTCATGCGGGTGTAGTTGTCGCCGTTCGTACCGGCGTTGGACGAGGCGTTGCGGCCGGTGCGGCAGGCGAAGATGTTTCCGGCCGGCGCGCCAAGCGTCAGCACCTCGAGCCGAGCTTGCGCGGCTTGGCCGATTTCGGAATCGCTGTACGGCAGATTCTGCAGGCTGCGCTGTGTGGCGATCAAGCCGTTGATCGGGTTGTTCAGCACCGACTGCTCTGGGCTCGTTGCGGCTTGTTTCGATGCCGTGAACGTGGCCGGCGACAGCATGCGCTGCACGCCGTTGGCGTTATCCATCCAGTAGGCCCAGTCGCCGACCAGGCAGTTGATGCCGTAGCCATCAACGCCGGCGGTTGCCAGATTGGACGCCGATGTGGTCACGCTGGCGCCTGGCGGGTTGGCGGCATGGAAGTAAATTCCCTCTTGCAAGCCGAACGCGAGCTGCGCGGTCCATGTGGTCGTGGTTTGGCAGTCGACCAGGTTACCGACTTGGACGCCCGACTTGCGTAGCGCGTACATGCCGGTGCGCGTCAGTCCATCGGTTCCGACCAGCAGCAAATCGGTGATCGTCGTCACGCCGTCGGTGCCGCTGGCTAGCGCGTAAGTCGCAGTCACATTCGGCGCCGCGACGCCCACGCCAATAGTGGCGACGACAATCTGCGACGGCCCGCGCAATCCGGATTGACCTGAATTGACCGCAGCAACCGCATTCGCCCAGAACACGGCGCCGGTGCCGGGGATGTTGTCGAACACCTCCGGCGTAAAGCCTTGCCGCTGAATCGAGAGGCGGTACGTGCTGGCGGCGGTACCGGCCACCACGTTGGCGGTAATCGTGTTGCCGACCGTTCCGCTGTACATCCCCGTCAGTGTCATGCCGATCGCTGGCGTGGCGTTCATGTCCATCACGCTGACGGTCGCAGCAACGTCGGTGCCGTCCGTGATCCGCACCAAGGCGAAGTTCTGCACGTTGTTTTGCACGCCAACAGCCACCGCCGTGGCAAGATCATGCGAGCGGTTCTTCACCGGGCCGATATACTGCTGCGCCTGTGCGTTGTTGCCAATGCCGAGAATCGGCGCATTGACCGGCCCCCACGATCCGACGCCGACCAGCCCCAGGCCATCGGTGGGAACACCGTTGATGTACGTTTGGCTCGGCGGCTGGATAATCACATACAGGTCGGGCGCCTGCAGCGACGTCGTGTTCAGGTTGCCTGCTTGATAGACCGGCATAGTATTTCTCCAAAAAGAAAAACCCGCCATATAGACGGGTCCGAGCAATAAAAAACCGCCTTTCGGCGGCATGGTTCAGTGCAGTGTGCGTTCCAGCAGTTCTTCCGGTATCAGGATGTCCAGCTTCCCGTCACCGCGGAATTGCACGCGGATTTGCTTCGCGTGGCGCTGCCAGTTGACCGCATAGCGGTCCCGCATGATCCGGATGAATGCGCGATTGATCGCGTGGCAGGTTTCCGGTGTCGCCGGCTGATTGACATGAGGCACGACGGCCTCACGCAACGCGGCGGCAATCATTTGGTTCACATCGATACGCGATTGACGCTGCGAGCGTTTTCGCCGGCCAGCACAATATCCATTTCGGCTGGATCGCGGATCGCGTCGCCTCGGCGGTACGTGCCGAATGCATGGATCACGACCAGGTAGAAAGCGGGAGCGGGTGTTGCAGTTGCCATGTCGGGCCTCACAGGTTGATGGTTTTCGTTGTGCCGTTGGTCGGCGTCAGGCTGGCGCCGAAGCTCGTCACCGTGTTGTCGGTTTCTGTCGCGGTTGTTGAGTACTCGACCTCATAATGCAGGTCGCGCCGGTAAATTTTCTGTTTCGCGATGTCGTCCATTACCACGGTGCCGCGATAGATCATGCGCGCATACGTGTTGTCAGGCATCAATATTCTAGGCATCTGCCGGAATGCCACGTCGACCGCCGGCACCAGTAGCGCGCGCACAGCATCGGATGGGCACCATGCGACAAGCTTGAACACGCGGCACTGTCGCCCTACCTCCGATTGCATGCCGACCGGGACGGAAACCACGGCGGCAATATCGAATGCCCCCGCAACCGTCACGACGCTCCCCGCTGCGCTTGCGTTCGGGATCAGTGCAGCCAGCGCCGCGGCAATCGTCGCCGTCGTGTCGATCGACGCGACCGGCGCGCTGTAAGTCTGGTAATTGACCTGGACCGCCGCCGCCTCGCCCGACTTGATCGCGCCGCCGACCGTCACCTGATTGCCGGATACGGTCAAGATCAGGCTTGCCGCAGGGATTGCTGTCTTTGGCACCATCTGCGCCGCAAATCGCGTCGTGTTCGCGTCCATTCCCGGCATTGAGTAGACCGTCAGCATGGCGTGGCCGGATTTAATGATCGCGTCTAGTTGCGCCGGTACGGGCCAGCCAGCCGCAACCGTCACCGTCACGCCGGCCGCACTGGGCTGCGCAATCCCGTTCGGGTACAACGCATTCGCGGCCAATGATGCCAGTGCCGTGGTCACATCGGAAATATCTGCCATTACGCCTCCAATCTCTCAGTCAGGAGATTGTAGCCAAGCGAATTCCAATATGGCGCAAGAATTTGATACCGAACGCCGGTTTCGTTAATAACGATGTCGCGCGACTGAATCAGGGTGATCGGCTGATTTGGGATAAAAATTGTCCACAGCGTGCGTTCAAGCGCGTCACCCGGAAGATCGGCGGCTGGCTTGCCATGCTCCTTCTTCAGCTGGATCGATGCTTCCAACCCGCTGGCGACGGTTGTTTCCTGCTCCAGATCGTTGTAGCTCACCAGCCCGGCCGTCGCGGCAGTCGCAGTTCTGGCGATGCTGACCGTTCGCGGATAGAGAAAACTCATGCAAACGCCCGCGCACGCCATGGCTGTAGCATCGACTTGATGTCATCGCTGAGGTTCGATGCCGCGAAGCGCTCCATTTTCGTATCGCCAGAGGCTGCCATCTTGAAATTGCCGATCTGAGGATCCTGCACCAAGGCATTGATGATCTGCGCGCACGCAAGCTTGATCTCTGCCGGCAGGTTGGCATAGGCGAATCCTGCCACATAGCGAATCTTGACCTCACTGTAGTACGCGAGCATCACGCCAGCCGGTACCCATACCCGGCCCGTGTCCGCATCGACGCCGGCGGGCGAATTGGCTGGCCAAATCTCCCACAGTGGCGGTCCGCCGAACTGCGTCACAGCGGACAACAAGTTGAAGTCATCCATGTTCGAATAGCCGGCATCGCCACGGCGCCCGTAGGCGTAGCGGCCTGTGCCGCCGATGACGCGCGCCACCGGCGCGAGACTCAGCGTTACCTCACTGCGTTGACGCGGAACATAGCGCGCTTCCGTGATAATCATGCCGGTTTCGATCGTGCAGCCAGCCAAATGCGCGAACGCGACAACGGAAAGCGTGGCGACCTGGCCGCTGATCGCCGTGATCTGCACGGTTTCAGTCGTGCTTGGAGCGGCCTTGTCCAACACGACGCAATCGCCAATCTGGCAGGTCGCAAGCGGACCGGTTACGGGCACCTGAACCGCCGTGCCAGGCGCGATGGTGCCAACGCTATTCAATGTCAATCTCGGCACCAGCGCGGCCATGTACGCCGGCAAGCCGTTGCCGTCATTGATGCAAACCATGCCGCTCGGCCATCGCACGTAGGCGTCGATCAATACGCTGGCCTGCGTGACTTGTGCGGCTGTGGCATTGGGTGCGCCGAAAGCCGCATAATCAGCCGATTGAAGATACGCGCTGGGCATGACTTATAGCGCGTAAGCGACGACACCAACCGCGGCCACCGTGACGGATTTCACGAATTTATAGATCCCTGGTCCGGTCAAAATGATCGTGTTGATCGTTGCGGTCAATTGCGAAGCAGGCGACGAAAGAACGTTTGCAAACGTCACGCCATCCGCGCCAAGGATTTGCACCTGTACGGTCTCAGCCAATGCCAGGCCAGCCGCCACGATCGTGCACGGACCGTCGGATGCGGACCGCACCAGGTTGCCGGATGACGCTGCGGCGGTTTGCGCCGCAACTAGTATTTGTGCCTGTACGCTCATGCCGCCTCGCCGAATAAGATAATCGGACTCGCCTTGGCAAGCCCTTTGTCAATCATGTACTGCCCGAGCTCATCGTCGACGACCGCCTGACCCTCGGTAAATTTCACGCCGAACATACGCGGCTCACCGTTGTCATCCACGAACTGCGATGACGGATACTCTCGTCCGGGCTGTACGAACGCAGTTCGCACGCCATGCGTACCGGGTTGAAATATTCTCATTTTCTATCCCCAAAACAAAAAGCCCGCACATTGGCGGGCCTTGGTTGGTCGGTAAATTGACTACTCCGACCATTTCAGCTTGAAAGCCTCAGGATCGGTCTTCCATTGATAGGCTACCGTTGACGGATGAATACCAGCCGCCAAGGCGCGTGCTTTCTCTGGATACTTGGCCGCATATTTGGCCTTTAACGCAGCCGCAATCTTCTCCGCATGTTCTGCGGTGCGCGGCGGCTTCTTCTTGCCTTTGTTGGCCGCGCTGATCTTTGCCGCAACCTCCGCCGAATGTGTCTTGCCAATATGTGCCTTCGACATATTGGCCCTTGCCGCATCAGAAACGATGCGTCCTTTTTGAGCGGCAGACATGTTCTGCCGCGCTTGGTCTGAGTGCGTCTTGCCTCTGCGCGATTCAGACATCTGTTGTCGCGTTTCGGGGCTGTGCTCCCATCCTATTTTGTTCTTTGCAGCAAGCGCGCGATGCTCGGCGGTGATGTGGGCCATGCCGTTGCGCTTCCCGGCGGCCCTCAACTTCTCGATTTCTTCCGCTGTCTTCGGCCTGCCAGTTGAAGCGATGCGCATCTTCTCGATGTGCTCTGGCGTCTTTTTCTTGCCCGTCGCCGACGCTACGGCTTTCTCGACTATCGAGCGATGCCGCTTGGCTCCGGATCGACTTCCAGCGATTGGGTCCGAGTTGTAGCCCGTTAGGAACGCATCTTTGGCATCCAGCCAATACTGCTCGCGCTCAATCAACAACGACACATCGGAAACTTCCTCAAGGATGATGAACAGAAATACATCAGGCTTGAAGATCGCCCAGTCTGCCGCGAGTTTTTCTGGCGGCCTACGATTATTGCGAAGTTGCGACTTATGACTTCTGAGCCGCCCGCGCAAGTCGGTTGAGCTACCAACATAGCATTTGTCGTTGAAGCTGTTTTGAATGCAATAGACGCCCATCTTTGGGACATCTGCGGACACAGGAATGAGGGATGAGAGTGGGAACATCGGGAGACCTTAGCTGACATGGTGGTTAATCGTATCAGCTAAGGTCAATCAATGCAACTACAACGGCGCTACATATTTAAGGGCGTAGCACTTGCACGGTTGAATGGGCATATGATGCACCTTTAAAAATTGCAGTGTCGAATTTTACTCCAACAAACTGACCGCTCAAATTGCCAACGAGCCCCAATTGGAACAAACGCGGGTTCGGATTGTCTTCCTTTCCCGAGATGTAAGGAATCTCGACCTCGGACTCCATGATGATCTCGGCGTAATAGCCCTTGATGCCGGCCGGTGTCGCCGCGAACCCGTAAGCTGCCGTCGCTGCCGCCGTGGTAGGCATGAACGGATCGCCAACCAGTGGCAACTTGCCGACCTGCGTCGAAATTGCCGACACCGTGACGCCCGCGACAACCTCCACGCTATCGAGCGTGATGCGCGCCGCCTTGGCTTCCTGATCGATCAGATCGGCCAACAGCGGATTGAGGTAGATCGCGGTAGGGCGCACCGCGTAGGTAGCGTTCGCCACCATCGTGGCAACAGCGGTTTTCAGGCCGTCGATGATGCTGGCGCCCTGGGCGATGGTGAATTGCTGCGTAATTTGGCTCAATCCGCCCATCCATTCCAGCGTAGTCGGAGCCGACATGCTGGTATCGGTGCCGCCCCAGAGCATGCCAGCGCGCTTCAGCTCGATCGCCGCGATGATGTCGTCAACGTCCTGCGCCACGACGCTCGCGAATTGCCCTTGTTGCTCGGTCACGTCCTTGTCGAACATCGAGATATTCGATTGCGCGATAGCGGCCTTGATGAACGCAGGGCGCTCCACGCGGGTCGGTCCGGTTGCGGTCGAAGTCAGATTGCGAGGATCGACAGCAACAGCCGATGCGATCGCGGTCTGCTCGAAATAACGGTGCGGATGGCCGGTTGCACGTTTTTGCTTGATCCGTTGCAGCGGGATGGACGAGCGGCGCAGCACGTCCGTGATTTCGCGCTCGAACTCCGGCACTTCGATTGCGCCAGTGCCGAGAAAGTCGGCGGCGGCGTCCAGGGACATCGTTTTTGCTTGGATACCAGACATAATTCAATTCTCCAAAAATGGGAAAAGCCGCGCAAGGCGGCTCATTTACTTTCTGTTTCGGTGCGCGGTTGGCTTATTTACCGGCTGGCATCAGGCCGTCATTGCGCAACTTCAGCTTGGCCTCGATGGCCTTGACGCCCTTGACGCCAGCGGCGTCCAGCATCGCGTCCACCTGCGTGACCGTCAATTTGCCATCCTTGATGTCGTCATCTTTGACGCCGCCCTTGGCAAGCAGGGTCTTGATTTCCGGCGAAATCGTGGCGCGTTGTGGCGGCGTGACGGCGTTGAATGCCTTGGCGCTCAAGTCGGTGAACTTGGTGCCGAGGTCGGCCACACTGGCCGTCAAATCGGCCATCGCTTTTGCGGCGACCGGGTCAACGAAGGGAACCAACGCAGATGCTTCGACACGTGCGCCCGGCAGGAAATCATGATCGCGGTAGATGTTCGGCGTACGGCCGGAGACGGCTTCAGCGGCCATGTGTGCCGTGACGTGGCGCAGGTGGCGAACGTGCCCATTTTCAGAGTGCGTACCGACACCAGCCTTTTCCATCGCATCCGCAGCAGCATTGATCGCGTCGATGTGTGGCTTCACCTGGTCGATAATCGGGCCAGCGAGGGAGACGCCTTTGGCGGCTTCCAGCGCGGTTTTTTGCATTGCCGCCAGATCGACGGCTTGTTTTTCAACGGACGCGGCGAGTGGCTTCAGTGCGGCGTCCAGCATGGCTTGCATTTCTTCCTTAGTCATTTCAATATCCTGTTCAGCCTTAGCGGCCAGTGAGGTGGTCTGATAGGCCGCCAGATCCTTGTAAAGGACTGCCGCACCGGTGAATACGCAATGTTCAATTACCCATATGTCGGCAGCCGTATCCTGGATGCGGGCGTCGGCCTCAAAACTGAAGCCGAGCGCGCCCTTTTCAGTACGGATCTGTTGGCACTCTTCCGGGAAATCCTTTGCGTAGAAAAATCCTTCTATTTCTATGGCGTCGCCGGCGATTTGCGCGCTGGTGATCAATCCAATCTTGCTTTTCCTGTCATGCCCGTCAAATCCGGGGGCGAAATCGACCGCCATCCCGAGCAGCGACGGCAGCGCAGCCTCTGCGACGGCGCTCGGCAGCATCGTGCGCTTGCCATTGGCGCCACCTGGCGCACGGTCGGAAGGCTGGTCGATCCGCGTCAGCACGCCCTTGAACGGCATCTTGTTTGGATGGCCCGCAACATCAGGCATATCGAGCGCCATCGCGTCAAACGAAAAGCTGGCGGTGATATGCCACGCACCGGTATCGACACCGAGCTCGGTGGCGCGTGCCTTGACGCGTTCGCGAGCCGCCCGGCGTTCATCGCTACCTAATCCCTGCGTGCGGTCGATCATGTCCCATGCAAGACGTGCGTGCGCGGCGTCGTGCATCGGCAGTTTGCGCTTGCCCGGCACGGCGAAATCGCTATCCGGCAGCGCATCGCGCGCGCTTTTGTCCAGGCTTGCCATTATTTCTTACAGCTCCAGCAGCTTGGCGGCCAGATCGGCATTGCTGCCGTCCAGATTGGCGATTGCCGCGCGCGCCTTTGTCTTCAGTGCGTGCAGGAGCTGGTCCAGATCGTCGAGCGCAGCATAAGCAGCGTGATCGCCGTCGGTCATCGCGACCTTGGCAGCATTGGCGATCTGCTGGCCAATCGATGCTGCGGCGCCATCAGCTGGAGCGGTGTCGATAACGCCAGTATCGAGAGTGACGGTGCCGGCATCAGATGCGATGTCGTTAGCAGCCACATTCTTAATTGATTGTTTCTTGGCCATGATGTATCTCGCTTAAAGGCTGGCGACCAGAGCCGCCAGCGCTGTAGATGCCGCCGAATTGACAATGCCGCCCGCCGCATTGATGCGCGCGACGACGATTTTCAATTCACTAATCTTTACTTCAAGCTCCGCCAGCCGCCCGAGCTGCGCATGATTCGCCGCCGTTGGTGCAGCTGCAATCAACTTCTCGGTGGCGATGCGCGCAGATTTAATATCCAGTTGCTGGGACATGGCGGTTATGCCAGCGCCGCGATCGCCGCATTGATCGCCGTGAGATTCGCGCCAGCCGGAACGTACGCGGCAAGCCGGGTGAGCTGAGCCGTCGTTTCTGTGATGGCGTTATTGATTGCCGACAGCATGCCCTGGCCATCCTCGTAGCCAACCGCGACTTGCACGGCGGACTGTTCGGCGGCCAACAGCTTCATTGCGGCGAGAGTTGAAAATGTGGTCATCGTAAAACTCCTTTAAATTCGGAAAATTGACTTCGCGGCTATTACCCGAGCAGCGCCCAGTCCACGGTGCCGGCGGCCAGCGTATTGGCAGCCAGGCGCGGGGTCAGCGTGATGGTGAAGCCGGTCGACGTCTTGCTCGACACGAACCAGGTCGCATCCTGACCGGGGTTCACCAACACGGCATAATTGGCTGGCAGGTTCTTCAGTCCAGTAACGACAACCGTCACGGCTAGACCTGCTCCACCGCCGATAACGTTCGCAACGCCAAGACCGCAAGCCATCAAGGCACGGCCTTTCTGATTGAAACCGAATCCGCCGTCAGGCACCTCTATCGTATGCAGTTCGAAAGACATTCTCACTCCTTATGGGCGATGCCCGATGTGCCGCATGCGGCGGGTTATTGATCGTTTTTTGTGCTGCGCTTCTTCGACGTTGGCTTATCCGGCGCATGAAGATCAGGGTCCATGTCGACCGCCATTCCTTTGGCTGCCTGCGTAGCAATCAGCACATCGGCGCTGGTCAGGTCAGCCCATTTCGCGACCATCGGCGCCATGCCGCGGCGCTCTCGGTATTCGTTCGGCGTGGCGGCGTTGTTCTTGTACTCAATCTCGTAGACCTCGGCCATATTCAGCTCGTCGTCGCGGTCAAGCCCGGCGAAACCAAATTCCAATTGCGAGAATCCAAGTCCGGACTCGATCGCCTCGCGCGTCAGATACGAGGCAATATTCTTCGCGGTCGGAATAATCGCACCGTCATAGTCGCGGTCATCGGCGACCTCAGACGTGTTGCGGTTGACGTCGCCCTCGACGCCAAGGTTCTGTGGACTCAGCTCGAACGCGGTAGCGATTTCGCGCAGCAGGAATTCTTGATATTTTAGGAATAGCGCATCGTCGCTGCCGCCTCGCAGCTTGTGGACCTTGACCTCGTCGCCGCCGATTAGCGGCGTCTGGCCCTGCCCCTCGATGTCATTGCGCCACCAGTCGCGCATCCGGTCCAGCGTGGTTTGGTCCATCGATACGAACTGCAGCATGTTTTCCGGCTGGCCGTTGCTGGCCACGTTGCCAGCATATTCAGCCACGCCCAGCTGGCGGCTGATGCTGCTGAATGCCACCTCCAGGCATCCGTAGCCGAACGGATCGCCCGTGCTCGGATCCTTGCGGATGTAGATCAGCTGATCGTTGCGCAGCGGTATGCCGCGATTCGTGCCGACATTGCCATAACCCATCGACTGCAGGTAGCGCGCCTCGTCGCGCGCGCCGGACCATCCGGGGAACAACTGAATTGACAGCGCATCGACCGGCCACATCCAGAGCGGGCGCATCAGGTCGCCACCGACCTCTTTTTCGATTGCGCCGGCGCCAGCGATCAAATAATCCTCAATCGCTTGCTCAAGCAGCGTGCGAAACGAATCATCTTGATTCGGTCGATCGAAGCAGGCGGTTGCGACATCAATCTGCCGCTGCAGTTCGCGCGTCATCGTCACGCCCTTCTTTGGCCGGATTTCCCACTCCAGCATCACGATCGCGTTTTTAATGCGATTGATGGCCTTGCGAGCGTACGGCGTGCGCGAGAACCGACGCAAATTGGATGGTGTCGGCTTGATCATTGGCCGATCCTTGCCAGTCGCGTAGCCGCCCGCGATGCTCTGCAGCTTCGCGTAGGCGGTCGTTTCACGCGCAGGATTTTTGCGCATTCGACCCGCCCAAATGGCGCGCGCAACCTGCAGGCCTGCCCATTCGCTCACGCGATGCATTAGCGATGGCTTGCGTTGAGTTGGCGTCATTTTTACTTTCGGGCTAGAACGC